GTTAATGCTGGTTTGAGTAACGTACTTTTTAATTTACTAACTCCAATTTTTGATATGCCGGAGCTTTGTGCCATTTCTAAATAGTCTGGTGTATATATTATGTATGCGAGAAAATAGTAAGTACCATCAGGGAAGGTTTCACCCAAGGAATCCTGACAAGTATAAGGGCGATTACAATAACATTATATACAGAAGTTCTTGGGAAGTTAAGTTCATGCAGTATTGCGATAGGAATCCAGCAATACTAGAATGGGGTAGTGAAGAATTTTTCATCCCATACTATGATCCAACATCCAGAAAAGTAAGAAGATATTTTCCAGACTTCATAATCAAAGTCCATGAGAATGATGGTAGTGTCAAAAAATATGTGGTAGAAGTAAAACCAAAAAGACAAACTGTACCACCAGTAGAAACACCAAAGAAAAGAAAGAAAACTCTGATTAATGAGACTCTAACCTACGCCAAGAATGTAGCAAAATGGAAGGCAGCAAAAGAATGGTGTGCAGATCATATGATGAACTTTAAGATAATAACAGAATATGAGTTAGGGTTATAAATATCTTTACTAACAAAATGCCAAATCATAATGTCTACTGGAGATCTGGTTGTTTTAAATAGAACAAACTTAGTATATAACTACACAAGAACTACGGGAAGGAACGCACAGAGAAGGACTATTCAAGATAAGGATAGTAAGGTCAGCATAATTTACAGTGTAAACAATCAGACCGGTTCCGTAACAGCATACCTAGACGACGGTAGAAACTTAGATGGACAAACAACCACATCACTTGCAGGACAAGAACTTGCAGTATGGAGTCCAACTAGGGGTGGAGGTGGAGAGTGGACTGAAATAGGTCAAAGTGGAAGAACAATCCCCACTAGAGCACCAGTTGACCCTACATGGGATCAACTAGCAGGAGATCTGTTTAATCCCGGAAGGACTAATGGAGACCAATTGATTAACCTAGTTAAACATGAAACAAACGAACTTCCACCTGAAGACAGGCAAAATGTCATTGGTGTTCCAGGAGTCCTTCCGGTAGAAACTGTAGATGAAGATGCAGGCACAGATGGTGAAAATGATTCAAGACCCACAGTAAGAACAGAATCAGAAGTTATAGAAGGAACTGGAGCATTTTTCAAATCTTTTGAGAGACTAACCTATCCAGCAGAATTGCCACTGAATGTTTCTGATTTGATTCAGTTTCAAATCGTGGAATATAAAACACTCTCACGATCATCATCTTCTAGTGGTGTAACTCCCGATGCAGCAATCTTAACTTCAACCGATGGTAATAATACTATTAGTGGTGGTTTATTTACTGGAGGCAGAAGAAGAGCAGATGCAATTGCAGCAGACATAAAAGGAACAATTAATTTAGCAATACAACCACCAGTATCAGACAACAATGGAGTAAACTGGACAGACACTGGAGTTAACCTCGTTCAACTAGGTCTTGCAAGTTTGTCTTTAGGATTTATTGAAAATGGTTTTGGAGGAGCGAATGCTAATGCACAAAAGATATTAGATACAGCATCAGGAGAAGGAAACACAATTAAAAAATCACTCCAAACATTCTTTGCGGGAAAAGCGGCACAGACAAATAATTTATTAAGCAGACTTACTGGTAGTGTCTTGAATCCAAATTTGGAAACTTTATTTGAGGGTCCAAGAACAAGATCATTTAATTATCAATTCCAATTCACTCCTAGAGATGAAGAGGAAGCAGTGAGGGTTAGAAACATTATTCGTGCATTTAAAGAGGCAATGGCAGTCAAAAGAACTTCAGGACTATCATTCCTTCTTGCACCATATGTTTTCAACATTAGATACTTATATAAAGGTGGGGATGATCACCCATACATTGGGCGAGTGAAAGGACCTTGTGCCCTGAAAGATATGCAAACCGATTACACTCCAGAAGGATCTTATATGACCTATGAGGGAGGAGAAAACGGTGGATCAATGGTTAAATACACTGTAACAATGGTATTCCAAGAACTTGATCCTGTATATGCAGATGATTATACAGAACTAGGCGATAACGTAATAGGTTACTAAAATGGCAGTCAAAACTTACTTCAGAAATTTACCAGATTTTAACTACATAAATCTGGATTCAAATCTATCATCAGAATACACCAGAGTAAAGAACCTATTCAAAAGGGGAGAACTAAGATCTGATGTATTTGTCAACTTAGCATTCTTCAATAAGTATTCTATTGTTGGGGATGAAACTCCAGATCAAATATCACTGAAATTATATAACACTGAAGAATATGATTGGGTTATTCTACTAACAAATAATATCATTAATGTAAGAGATGAGTGGCCTTTATCCAATGACTCACTCTACAATTACCTCATTGATATCTATGGAAGTGAAGAGAATTTACAGAAAATTCATCATCATGAGACCATTGAAGTAAAGGATGATTCTGGTCGTGTTGTTCTCAGAAAAGGATTGAGAACCGAAGAGATGTATTCATTCACTTATTATGAAAGATCAACTCAGCAAAATGTAACTGTATCAAATGCATCTGAAGCAATTTCAAACTATGTGGATGCAATCAGAAAGGAAGAAGCGAAAAGAAATATCTTTGTATTGAAACCAGAGTATCTAAATGTACTCACAAATGACCTGGAAAGAATTATGCAATATAAAGAGGGCGGAGAACAGTATGTGTCCCCCACCCTCAAACAAGGCGATAATATTAAATTATTCTCTTAACCGTTAACGAGTTCCTCGAAGAAACTCATGGGATCATCGTCATCCTTCTTAGGTGTGATGTCTGAAGAGTTAAAGTCTTCCGACTGCTTGCTCTTGCGATAAGAGTCCTCTAGTTCTGCCATCACATCAGTTTCTTGTGTAGGAGCAGGTGCTTTGAATTGTTCAAATGCCTGTTCCTCATTACGGACTGCTTGTGCTGGAGAAGAGAGTTTCAGAACATCGTTCATACGCTTCTCTAGTTGCTCGTAAGTCTTGAACTTGTCAGGAGCAACAATATCCTGGAGAGAATACTCTTTCTTCCAGATTGCTTCTAGAGCGTCGTCATCATCCAGTAGAGGCGCTACGGGAGCGAAGTCAGACTTGTCGTAGTTCCAGTAACCAGCAACCTTGGTGATCTTCAGTTTGAAGTTAGCACCTTGCCAGAAATCGAAAGGATTGATTGGTTCTTCATCTTCGAACTCAGGTTGCATAGAAGCAAGGATCTTATCAAAGATCTTCTTACCAAACTTGTAAAGGAATACCTTACCTTCGTTCTCAGGATGCAGAGGATCCTTGACGACGTAGATGTTGGCATAGTAAGACAGTTTACGCTTCTGCTTCTGACTTACGATATCCTTCTTCTTTTGTTCTCCACTGTTCCACAGTTCGCGATTGTATTCACCAACGGGATCTTTCTTACCAATAGTGGTCAGGGAGTTCTCAATATACCATCCACCAGGACCTTGGAAAGCATGACTCCAGAGTTTTACCCATGGAAGATCTTCACCTTCAGGTGCAGGTAGGAAACGGATGACTGCGGAACCGACGCCAGTCTTATCCATTTCAGGTTTCCAAAAACGATCATCGGCACCATTGCCGCCAGAAGTGTTCATTTTCTCAACTTCTTTCACTAGTTTACCAGTGAGAGAACCTAGTTTAGATTGCTTCTTTAGATCAGAAAAAGACATTGCAATAACCTCGTATTGTGTGTATTTGGCCTTTTGGGCAACTTTGGTGGGGATGCCAAGCCCCTGTACATATTAGTGTGTGTTCAGTTCTTTGTCAAGTAGTTTTTCATCTTGACAATGTGCTGCTCCATGTTATTGAAGATCACATTGATGTCGAAGTTCTCTGGGAGACCCATCATAGCAGCAGACTGCCTCATGTGCTCCTTTACATCATCCATCTCGTCACTGTCAGTCAGTTGAATGCGAGTATACATCACCTTCTGCTTGCTCAGCAACTTCTCCAACAGTTCAATGTGGTAGAACTTTTCTTTGTCCTCCATCAAACTAAATCGAAACATGTTGGCATAGATCTCTTCTTGCAGTTGAGAGATCTCTGCTAACTCTGCTCTAACAACTTCTGACTCGAAAAAACTCAAACTACTATCTCCTTAAGAATTTTTTTAAAATGAAATATATCAATATGTAGGAAATTATTATATTTGTCTAATCTCATTGATATGAATTCCCACACTGGATCTTGTAACTTAGAATCAAAGTACTTTTTATATCCCAGTATCTGATTCAAGATCACCATTGTCTCAAGAGAGATGTTCTTCTGTAGAAACTGTTTTACGATCTTTGGATGCTTACTTCCCTCAACTTTGAACATGTCATCGAAGTCTTGGTCATCAAATGCATCACGGACTTCACACTTGAACACGTATGTTAATGCGTTAATTCTTCCGTTCCAATCCAGATAGTTTTGCTCACCATTGCGAATTATGTCCCCAATCCACAATCTATCTGGATCATCACAGGTTACGAAATTTGAAACGAAAAACTCAATAATTTGTTTATCGCTTTTGTTTCTTGATAACTTTTCAAACCAGAACCTATCTTTACGAGCGTAAAAAGATTTAAGACTTGCTCGACTCTTTCCACAGTATCTGTGATAGTCGTAAGTTTTTTTGGTAAAGTGGTTCTTTAATGCTAGGTATGTTTTATAACAAGAGAATGGATCCACTTAGAAGAGTAGTTTTGCTCTCGATGTTTTCTTTAGAAAGTTGAGTTCCATTGCATCATACTTGATCTTTTCTTTCAGTGGTTTTGAAATCAACTTGGGTACTGACTCAAGATCAATATTGTTCTTTCCACAGAAGAAAACAATTGCGTCGATGTAATTCATCTCTGGATTTTCTATTACAAGTGCCTCAATCTCTTGAGCGAATCTTGCTGAACAAAAGAACTTCTTTTCTAGAACTTTCTCAAATTCTGAGTTTGTGTTGGAAGACATTAACTGTGCGATTGTTGGGGACAATGGTATAACGTAATAACATCTTATTATTATAATTCACTTAGAGTATTCTGTCAATTTGTCATTGACAAACTTTTCAATGTATTCGACTAAAATTTTCAAGTATTTTCCCTTATCTCTTTCTTCGTAAATCTCCACGTCTCCATTTTCACATGCCATGATAATAACAAACTTCTTCACTGAGAGACCAGTGAGTTCATGGAGCATACAAGCGTAAGCACAGCACTGAACAAAGTATCCATCAATCCACTTCCGTGGTTTTGGTTTCTCCGATGTCTTAAAGTCAATGATTGCTAGTTCACCATCGAACTCAGCAATACAGTCTACAGTGCCTGCGATTCCTAGATACCTACTATATAGAGCTCCCTCAAGGGAGTGAATATTATCAATCCTTGCTAGGGCAGGTTTCGCAATTTTGAAAAGCATCTCCGACAGGGGTTGTACTGTCGGTAGATCCTCGTTCTTCAACCAGTGTTCAATCAACGTGTGGGTATCTGTTCCACGACTGGTTGCTCTTCGTGTCTTCTTATCCGCTACATCTTCACCAACCCGTTTCCTCCAAGCATCGAAGAACTCCTTTTTATAATTACTGATTACAGAAGTAATCGAAACTAACTTAAGAAGTTCTTCTTCATCCTTTACGTTATAATATCTGACTCCATCAATCAATTGTCTTGACAGTGATGGAAGATCCAATTCAACATGATTAAACATAATAAGATGTTACCCCATTCCCATTTCGTACTTAGCGTGTAGATATTCTTTACAGATACCAGACCTTACGATATCTTCAATACCAAATTCAATTATATCAAAGGATGGCATGATACGCAAGATCTTCATGAAGTCTGCGATACCATTACGCTCATTTGTCTTGGTTAGATCACTTTGAAGTGCATCACCACAGAACATAATCTTACTATCTTGACCACAACGAGTAATGATGGAATCAAGTTCATGGAAGTTCAGGTTCTGGAATTCATCAACAATGATGATTGCATTGTCGAGAGTTGTACCACGGATGAATGAAGTGGACCAGAATGAAATAGTTCCTTGTGCTTTCAGATGACCGTAGAGCATCTCAAATGATGCGTCGTCTGGCATTTCAAACATGAACTTAACCATGTTCTTATAAGGAATCTGATACAGTGCAGAC